GAAGACAAATAGGAAAGTCACCCGAAGAAAAAAGGGTAATTCCCTGATTAGGGAGAGCCTCTCGTTTATCTAAGTTAGTGATGGCTGTCAGTCCTATCACTCCACGCTACTTGCCCTGTTCAAGTTGTTGCCAGCGATATCACATCGTTAAGCAAGCCCTACTAGAAGCCACATGGTTCACTACGTTTATCCTACTTGGTCGGCTCAACCGCATAGAGGGGTGGGTGATGCCCCCGTTGTGTCCACTATACAAGATTCCTATTCTGATGTAAAGTAAGTACCAACATCAAGACGCATGGGGATTGAGAGACAGTAGGCCGAGCGGTTGCCCCGTTCCTCCGTTAACCTGAATCAGTCTCCAGCCGTGTTGGTGTCAGTAAGGCAGTTAACTGAAGTGAGAGAGCCCAGTCGTTAGATTCTGCATATGCCTAGAGCCACTCAAGGCCACCAACAACCTTCTTCCTGATTGGACAAAAGATGAATGCAATTGACGCTTTACCTGACAAACTGAAAAAGCCTAGAGGCCGTCCTCCCAAGCCTGTAGCTGTTGCTATTCCCAAACCAATGACTATGGCTCGTTATGCCGATAGTCCTCCTGCCCTACTCCCCAAGACTGAACTCCAAAGAGTCAAAGAACTCAAAGAACTCCTGATAAACAGTGCTGGTTCTAACGTTGTCCACAAGGCAGTTGAGATTGCCATGAATGACGAACATCCTGCTCAGATGGCAGCCATCAAACTCTGTATGGACAGAATGCTCCCTGTCTCCCTGTTTGAAAAAGAAGGAAAACAGCGTTCCGCTGTCAAAATCACTATTTCAGGTATTGGTGGCGTGTCCATTGGGGACAATACAGTTGATGCTGAAGACATAGAAAGTAAAGATGTCTGACCTTAACTTCAGTCTTCTCCCTTGGCAACAAGAAGTCTTTGCTGACAAAACCCGCTTTAAAGTCATTGCTGCTGGTCGCCGTTGCGGTAAGTCTCGCCTATCAGCCGTTACCCTCCTGATCGAAGGACTGCAATGTAGTGCAGGGTCGGCAGTGCTTTATGTTGCACCGACAAATGGTCAGGCAAGACAGATTATTTGGGACGTTTTGATGGAGTTGGGCAGGGATGTCATCCAAGCCAGTCACATCAACAACATGGACATTACCCTGATAAACGGAGCAAAAATCTATGTTAGAGGTGCAGATCGCCCAGATACTCTGCGAGGAGTGTCGCTCACCTATGCTGTGCTTGACGAGGTTGCCGACATCAAACCAGAAGCATGGGAGCAAGTTATTCGTGCTTCGTTGTCAGACAAAAAGGGTCGGGCAATGTTCATCGGTACTCCCAAGGGTCGTAACTTTTTCTATGACGTATTTAAACTCGGAAACTCAGAAACCGACCCAGACTGGAAATCTTGGCACTTCACAACCAAAGATAACCCCCTGATCGACCCAACTGAGATTGAATCTGCCAAGAAAACCCTGTCTTCCTTTGCTTTCAAGCAGGAATACCTTGCCTCATTTGACAACGCTGGTTCTGACGTTTTCAAGGAAGAATGGCTGAAATACGGTGTTGAGCCTGACTATGGTAGCTACTTCATTGCCTGTGACTTGGCTGGTTTTGAGGAAGTTGCCAAACAAGCGGCTAACTCCAAGAAGCGGCTAGACCAGACTGCCATTGCTGTGGTCAAGGTGACAGACGAGGGTAAATGGTTCGTCAAAGAGATCGTTTATGGACGGTGGGACATTCGGGAGACTGCCGCCACCATTTTGCTCAAGATTCGGGAATACAGGCCACTTTCCATAGGAATTGAGAAGGGGGCGCTAAAAAACGCAGTTTTGCCGTATTTGAGTGACTTGATGCGGAAGAATAATGTATATTCGCACATAGTTGACTTGACCCACGGTAATCGTAAAAAAACCGACCGTATCATTTGGTCACTTCAAGGACGGTTTGAGCATGGCAGGATTGTGCTGAACTCCGAGGAGGATTGGGACGAATTTAAAGATCAACTTCTTCTCTTCCCATCCCAAGGTGTGCATGATGACCTACCCGATGCCCTATCGTACATTGACCAACTGGCTGTCACCTCATACTTCCAAGATGACCAAGAAGATGAGTGGGAGCCTCTAGACGTAATTTCGGGCTTTTAAGGGCAACACATGGCAACAGACAAACAAGTGAAGTTAGAGCAGAACCAGTTTTATCAGCCAACAGAGGCTGACAAGGAAATCACTGCATTTGTTGTTGACCACTGCCAACGGTGGCGTGATTACCGTGACGTTAACTTCCTTCCTGACTGGCTGGAATACGAGCGCATCTTCCGTGGTCAATGGGCTTCTGAAGACAAGACTCGTGAATCTGAGCGTAGCCGTATCGTCACCCCCGCTACCCAACAAGCCGTAGAAACCCGCCATGCCGAGATCATGGAAGCCATCTTCGGTCAAGGCGAATTCTTTGACATCCAAGACGATCTCAAGGATGTAGACGGTAATCCATTGGATGTTGAGGCTCTCAAAGCCCAAATGATGGAAGACTTCAAGAAAGACAAAATCAGAAAATCTATCGACCAGATCGAGTTGATGGCTGAAATCTATGGAACAGGCATTGGCGAGATCATCGTCAAGACTGAGAAAGAATACATCCCAACAACCAAGGCAATCCCTGGACAAGTTGGGCAAGCTGCTATCGGTGTGACTGAAACTAACCGTATTGCAGTCAAGATTGTCCCTGTAAACCCCAAGAACTTCCTGTTTGACCCCAATGGGACAAGCATTGACGATTGCATGGGTGTTGCGATTGAGAAATACGTGGGTATTCACAAGGTTGTTGAGGGTATCGAGAAGGGCATCTACCGCAAAGTAGACATCACGCCTACCTACGAAGACACTGACCTTGAGCCAACCCAAGAGGTAAGCCAATATCAGGACGAAAAGGTGCTTTTGCTGACCTATTACGGTCTTGTGCCTCGTGAATACCTTAATAATTTGCAAGAAAACAAGGAAATTGTCGAGTTATTCCCTGAAAACTCAGCCGCTGAAGACTATACCGACATGGTAGAGGCCATTGTGGTCATTGCCAACGATGGTTTGCTCCTGAAAGCTGAAGAAAACCCATACATGATGAAAGATCGTCCAGTCTTGAGCTATCAAGATGACACGATTCCTAACCGTTTGTTGGGTCGGGGTACGGTTGAGAAGGCATTCAATATGCAAAAAGCTATTGATGCCCAGACCCGTAGCCACTTAGACTCTTTGGCGCTGACAACTAGCCCCATGATTGCTATGGATGCAACTCGTTTGCCTCGTGGCGCTAAGTTTGAAGTCAAGCCAGGCAAGGCAATCCTTGTAAACGGCTCTCCAACTGAGATTTTGATGCCCTTCAAGTTTGGTGAAGTAGACCAAAACAACTTGGCAACGGCTAAAGAGTTTGAGCGTATGCTTTTGCAAGCCACTGGTACTCTTGATTCTCAAGGAATGGTCAGTAATTCCTCTCGTGACGGTGATGGTATGTCTATGGCTGTTGCCACCATCATCAAGAAGTACAAGCGCACACTGGTTAATTTCCAAGAAGACTTCCTGATTCCATTCATCAAGAAGGCGGCTTTCCGCTTCATGCAGTTTGACCCAGAGCGTTACCCCTCTGTGGACATGAACTTCATCCCGACTGCCACTTTGGGCATCATTGCTCGTGAATATGAGCAAAAGCAGTTCATTGGCTTATTGCAGACTCTTGGCCCAGATACGCCAGTTCTGCCTATCATCCTTAAAGGTATTCTGTCTAACTCTAGCCTGACAAACCGCTATGAGTTGATTGCGGCTTTGGATGAGATGAGTGCGCCTAACCCACAAGCACAGCAAATGCAACAAATGCAAGCTGAATTGGCAATGCAATCGGCTCAAGCTCAGATTGCTGTCAACACGACTAAGGCTGAAGAAAACAAGGCAAATGCTGTGAAACTGTCTATGGAAGCACAGTTGATGCCCCAAGAGATTCAGGCTAAAGTCCTTGGCGCAACCACTAAGAACTTGCCAAATGAGGATGAAGCCGCCTCTAGGGAGTTTGATAAGCGGGTTAAGATTGCTGAACTGATGTTGAAAGAAGCCGACATCAAGAACAAGTCTAAGATTGTTGAACTCCAGATGTCAGAGAAGAATAACAAGATGGCTGGCATGGAAGAAGATTTCCTCAATCAGTTGACCCAACAATTGAGTGCTAGTCAGACAGGAATTGTGCGATGAATGTCGAGAACCTTGCCAAGGAGTTAATCCTTAAAAACATGACTCCAGAGCAGCAAATGGCTGTTTTGGATTCTGTTCGGCAATCTGTTGCTCAGGCCAAAGAAGTGCAAAAGCGCAAGATTGGCGAGAACGTAGACTTGGTTGTTCAGGCTCTAAAGAAGATTGAATCTGACATTCGCTCACGTTTTGACGATGTGGGCAACTCCATTGAAAAGCGTGTGGCATCCATCAAAGATGGTCGTGATGGCGCTGATGGCAAGGATGGTCGAGATGGAAAAGATGGAAGATCAGGCAAAGATGGCGCTAAAGGTGATCGAGGTGACGCTGGT